AGATAGTTATCTTTTACCCAAGGTTTAGATGCGATATACATCTTGTATGCATCAAATGTCGAGATATTTGTATCAAATTTATACTCGTCTGGCATAGCTCGAACAAACGGTGTTGTTTCTTTACCACTTCTTCCTGTTGGATCACCAGTGGGAAGAATCTCTTGGGCAGCAAGAAGAGAATGAAAGCAAGTGTGAGTTTTACCATACCTCATCTTGTACTCATCGCATAAAGCGATACCATGATGAAGTAACCATTGCCAGTTCATCACGAATTCGTTTGCCCACTTGGTACAGGGATGGTTACGGAAGGCACCTTTCTCGGTACTGTAAGGGGTTCCATCGGCCTTAGGGATGGTTCCGAACCCATGACCCCACTTCTCTGAACAGACGATAGAGAGCATTTGACATGTCTCTAGGGGCATCTTGACAATGTGTTTGTCGGGGAGAACTTTGGCAGACTCCCATGGATCCGAACTCGTAACAAAAATATTCATTGCAATGGTCTCGTAAACATTTCAGATACTATATCAGTTGCACCCATGGCTTCATACATGTATGTTGCACCAGATCTTGGATTGGTATGATCACCACAAGTGAACACGTCACATACTGCCATACCATTCTCAGGCCATGTGTGGATTGAGATATGGGACTCTGCAAGAAGAGCAATGGCAGTCACACCATGTGGGTCGAACTTATGGGATGATACATCAAGGAGAGTACTTTCGGAAAGAGAGGCAGCATTAGCAAGAACATTACGAATGTGTGCCTCGTCATCCAATAAACCATAAGGACAACCCTTCAATGTGAAGAGTATGTGTCTCATCAACCGAAAGTGGAATCAGGTTCCAGGGCGATGTAATATGTCACATCGATGTTTTGATTCTGGAAGCGAGACAGAAGTTTTTCTGATACTACTACATCATAGTTGCCAGGAACGATCTTGAGGTTCTCTTCTTTAAAGTTGAACACAAAGTCAGTATCAGTCTCACCAACAATGATGGAGAAGTCATTAGAGGTATCGTTCTTCTTATCACGAGCAACCAACTTGATGACACCAGCTTCACCGATGACAGAGATATCGGGGAGTTGATAGACAGATGCAGCCTTCTTCAGTTTCTCCAGTTGTTGACTGGTCAGTTGGAAACAAACATCTTCAGTCGGAAGAGTAATCTCTTTCTCAGGAGGTGCAACGATTACAGACGGATCTGCAAAGAAATACTTAGACCGAGAACGACCTTCTTTGATCACAACATACTGATCATTGTCAAAGTCAAGATCAGGAGAGGAGTGAAGAGACAGACCGTTGAGGAACTGATTCAAATCATAGATACCAAAGTCTTTGGGAAACTCTTCAGCAACATTAGCTTCAACCAGGATGTTCTTCATGACCGAAATACTTCGGAGTTTTTGTCCCTCCTTAAACAAGATAGACTGATTGATCGAAGAGAAGTTCTTCAGGAGAGATACAGTGGATTCAGAAAGTTTCATAATTACCTTTTGGTTGCTTGTTGATGCCAGAGAAATGATAGAGGAGAATACAGTAGTGGATTGCTTTAAGGATGTCAAGTTTAGACTTGCCTTCCTTTTTACCAAACCGTGTCAGATACTTAATAGCATTAGATCGACAGAAGGCCTCTGAGTCACCAATACTGTCAATCAGATCCAGTGTCTGAGTCTTGTTGTCGTTTGCGTAATGTGCTTTATATGTGCCACCAAGATAGTCACGGATTTCTTTGAGAATTACATCTTCCTCATATTTCCAGAAACCATTATCATTAGTTAAATTCAAATCCATATTAAATTCATTAGAAGTTGAAAGGGGAGTATATTCATACCCATCCTTAGGTAGCTCATTCATTTCATCATACAATAGAGACCATGCATTCATTCTATCAAGATTCCTCCTTGTTGTCAATCATTTGAAAGTCTGCATCAACCTTGTCATACAGTTCAAGGAAAGCAGATTTGGTCTCATCATCAAATCGGGCAGTACAAACATCAATTGCTTTACTCTTGTTCCCAAAGATATTGTATGCTCGAACGATATGAACCAAACGACGGGTAGAGATAATCTCATCAATACCACCATCATAGAAGGTCTTACGGATGATATCAGCCCAGTCTACCAGGTGCTTACAGAATTGCTTATCGTCACAACCAGACTCAAGAATCTTTTGTTCAGTAGCAGGAGACGGATACATCTGTTCAAAGGTTACACAGAAACGTTCAAGGAATGCTTCATTGAGAACGTTGGTACCGATGAACCTGCCATCTTCAGAACCCTTACCCTTGGTATTGGCAGTGGCAATTACATTGAAACCATCCTTAGGTTGAACAAATTTACCAATCTTTTTAAGGAAAACACCCTTACCTTCAAGAATAGATTGGAGACACAGAATCTTGTTAGATGCCAGGTCAACCTCGTCTAGAAGCAACACAGCTCCGCGTTCCAGAGCTTCGATGACAGGACCGTTGTGCCAAACAGTTTCACCATTAACAAGACGAAAACCACCAATAAGATCATCTTCGTCAGTTTCGATGGTGATGTTGACACGGATCAATTCTCGCTTGAGTTGGGCACAAGCCTGTTCAACCAAGAACGTTTTACCGTTTCCAGAGAGACCCGTAATGAACGAAGGGTAGAAGAGACGGGACTTAATAATTTTTTTGATATCGCTGAAGTTACCAAAAGTGACGAAGGAATCATCTTTTTCAGGAATTAGGTTTTGTTCGATTGCAGGACTTGCTGTAATTGCTGCAGGAGCTTGATAGGTTTGTTCCAATTTTTCTTGTACGGTCAGATTCCACTTACCACGACCAACTTTGTAGTCATCAAGTTTTTTAGTCACAGTCTGGTAGTTAGAACCATTCATTGCACACCACGCACGAATGTCTCCAGAGGTAATGTTTTCACCGTAAAGTTCTTGAAGGGAAGAAATAACGTATTCGGTAGAAAGTGCCATAATCAGGTGGTGTGTTCAACAAAGCTAATATAGTTCAAAACCCCCATGAGATGGGGGTGAGGTGGACAGTTTCTCAACTGGTCAGCTGATAATATCCACAAACTGGTTCAATACTTTCCTATTTAGAGACTTATTGGCCAAATTTTTAGTAAAGGCGGATTTGAGTTTTGCTTTAGTCGCACCCACTTCTACATCAAACTCAGTATCGTTGTCAAGAGAAGATGAAAGAATACCAAAATAAGAAGTGTAACCTGTGGTTTTAATGGATACGGATTTTTCTTTTTTGATTTTCTTGTAGGATTCTTCAGTCATTGTTTTGTCATAACGACGAACAAACGATTTAAAGTCTGAATTACTTGCTAGACGGAATCCAATAGTATTCACATCAGGGAAAGTTTGTTTCAGGTTGTTTAAGAGAATCTCAGTAAATTTATAATAATCAGATTCAATCATGTAGGTGTGACCAGTTTTACGATTACGAACATAGTCTCCAGGATAAACACGAGATGATCCCATACTATCTTCATTGGAATAGTATCCTTTTTTATAGTAAGGAAGAACATTAGCCTCACCATCAGTCAAGATAACAACATTCACTTTCTGTGTTCTGTTCTTCTGTTGGAAGAGAGGGATAATAGAATGAAGACAAACAATGGCTTCATTCAAAGGAGTACCAGAAAGTGAATAACCGTTAGGAATGATATAGTCAACCCAACGACACTGACCCCAAACAAGACGCCACATAGATTGCATCTGTTTTTCAAGTTCTTTCCTGTTTACATCACTGGTAAAGAAGTGTAAGAGACTGAAGTCGGGATTGACAATAAAATCGTATTCTTTGACTTCTTGAACGGCATCATCAACATAGGAACGATAGTGTTTATTAAAGTAACTGTTAGTGAATGCATAAACATCGAAAGGGATGTTTACTTTACTACAGAACCAAACAAGATTAAAAAGTTGTTTTGTAGTTTCAATCATACAGTCACTCATAGAACCAGACCAATCGAGAATAAAGATAAGTCCATGGTTCTTTCCATCAGGAATAATATTTACTTTCTTGAAAAGATCCTCATTGAATTTGTAGGTATGAAGTTTAGTACAATCAAGAGTACCAGTCTTGGAAGTAAATGAACGAGAATATGCATCTGCAGATTTCTTACACTCAAATTCTTTGACCAGATAGTTAACTTCCTTTTGTGCGGATTTTTTAAATTTTTTGTATTCGTTATCAGGAGCACTAAAGTCCTTAGGTTTGGTCATCTTGATTTTTTGTGTATATCCACAATGATACTCTCTAGGAGTACTCAGATCAGTCCAATGATCCTCCAATTCTTTGTGGACAGTATTGTTCTTGACAATGACATCTTCAATATTAACCTTAGGAATTTCAAGATAACTCAATGGACGACTACCAGGAGTCAAATTCCCATTGAACTCTTGAGTACCGTTCTCAAAAATTTCGTCAGTGTGCACCTCAAGGTTATCGTTATTTGAATTTGGGGCATCAACACTCTCTCCTACGGTATTCTCAGTTTGAGTTTGTTCCTGAGAATATTCATCAGACTCATCATTACCAGATTCTGACTGACCTTCAGTTTGTCCTTGTGATGGATTAGGTAGAGAGATGGCTTGAGTTTTTTCTTTCTCTTGTTGAGTTTTACAATACTTGTAAAGTTCTTCTGCAACCATTACTGTATCAGCAAAAGTTTCAGTTTCCTTCATCATGTCAATGTACTTTTGTTCCTCATCTGCGATGGGAACATCAACAAAGTTACCAATTTTGAACCACAGGTTGGCACGGTCTGCAAGGTTGTAAGAAGAAATGTCATTGTCTTCGATTTCAAAGAAGTCATTCTCAGACAACTCTTGATAACCTTTGTAAAAGCTTTTGGAGAGACCTGGATACCGACGTTTCATCAGTTTTTCAATACGTGCATCTTCTACAACATTGACAAATTGTTTAGGTACACGATCCTCCCAGTCCCATTCGTTAGGAGTAAACAAAGCATGACCCACTTCATGTCCAACAAGCATATCATATACAATGTTAGAAGCTCTCTTCCACATTGGAAGAGTAAGTACTCGCTTCTCAACATCAAACTGTGCGGTTTCTACATTACGGTTCTCAACCACCATGTTCTCAGTGGCAAGAAGTTTGGCCAGTTGTGATTTGATTTCGTAGTTGATCATGGTGGTCTGTCTCGATGTAGCTACAATACAACAAAACCCACCTGTTTCTTGAGTGGGTCAGACAGTTTATATATTGGCACATACACCAAACCCGCCCTTGGGGGGGCGGGTCTTCGGTCAGATTATTCTCCGTTTTACAAGATTACTCTGTTGTTAGGACGTGTCTGCAGAACCTCCTGGCGGAACTATCTATGATGCCACATTCTGAAATGCATTGGAAGTATTCGGATACTTGATCGTATTTGTCATTGACTGTAGTTTTTTCATCCCACTTCCAGGATGCTAATTCATTGCGTGAAACAAGATTTTTCATAACGATCTCCATATCACTGAACTATATATTAGTCGTTGTGTATCTTCATGAACATTTGTGGAATTATTACAAAACTAAATTTTTCTTGAGAATCCTTTATGTTTTTCAAACTTGACTACATCATCAAACTTATCTTCCATACCAGTCTTGTGACTAATAACAAATATGTTTGCGTCTTTGATAGTGTATCGAATAATTTTAAGAAACTCGTCGGTTCCAAAACCGTCTAGTGAACTATCAAAGACCTCATCCATAATCAGGAGATTTGTATTGACAGAGTTCTTGACCCTTGCAATTTCCCTCCAAGTGAATAGTAGTGCTAGGTCAATTCTCATTTTCTCCCCTTCACTAAATGATGGATAGGAAAAGTCTTCGTGAATAGGAGACTCCACAGTTTCATTAAACTCTTCATCAAGTTTAAAGTTGATGTAGAAGTCCATCATCTGGAGATACTTATTTACTTGTTGATTGATAAGAGGAAGATATTTTTTAATAATTTTTGCCTTGACTCCACCGTCCTTAAGAAGACTGTATATGAAATCATGGTAGGTAATATTTTCTTTACGTTCAACAAGTTCATCGTAGGTTTTATCTAAATTTTCTCTTAGAACTTCTAACTTTTCATGTTCAGTATTTCTGTTCTCGATCTGACTGGTAATAGTTTGAATTTCTGATTCCAGTCCTCGTATCTGTCGTTGAAAACCAGTGATCTGTACATTGAAAGAAGAAATGTCATTAAGTATTTCTGAAATTTGAGTTGACAAGGATTTGAATTGTGATTCCCTCAATTCCTCATTTTTAATAGCCGATTGAAGTTTTTCAAACCCCTCTCGGAGCTCTTCTGCTTTAGATTGGGAATCACTAATTCTATTTACTCGAAACAACTCTTCAATATCTTGATTACAGGTAGGACAAACCGTATTCTCTGTAAAAAATTTATGCTCTTTTACAATAGTTTGTATACGTTGTGACAACTTACCTTTGATACTACCGTATTCTCTCAATCGTTCTTGAGCATTTTCAAATTCTTTAAGTTGTTCTTTGAGAGTTGAAAGAACATCTTCTTTCTCCATACTTTGAGAGAAACACTTTTCTACTTCATCATTAAGACTAGCAATCTTTGATAATTTTGAATCAATATCTTCTTTACTCTGACTTTCAATTTTGTGGATAAAGTCTTTTTGCATATCGACTTTATCTTTAAGACTTTCTTTCTTTAATTCTAAAGTCTTAACTTCTTCACGGATACTACGAATTTTACCTTTGATGACATCATTCATCGAAGAAAAGATTTTGATATCCAACAAATCTTCTACAACTTCTCTACGTGCAGAAGTGGGAAGTTGCATAAAGGGAACAAAGGAACTACTACCTAATATAATGATTTGTGTAAATGATTTATAATTCATCTTCAACACATTCTGTTCCAACCACTTCTGTTGATCGATGGCCGAATGTAATTGATCTAATAAGTTATCTTCTCTATAGATCTGAAATGTATTTGGTTTGATTCCTCTTATAACTTTCCAATTAACATGATTTACACTGAACTCAATTTCAACAACAGTTCCTTTATCGTTTGTAGAGTTAATCAGTTGATTTTTATTGATTTTTCTAAAACTTTTTCCATACAGAACAAAAGTTAGGGCATCAAGAATGGTGGATTTACCTGCACCATTAGATCCAATGATAAGGGTGGTTTGATCCTTGTTAAGATTTACTTCAGTGAACTGGTTGCCAGTGGATAAAAAGTTCTTCCAACGTATTTTCTCAAAAATAATCATATCAAGAGTTCAAGCAAAGTTATTATAACACACCTTTTCTTTTTTTCCAAGCCTTCCGTAAAGCTTCTTTATGTTCCTCACTGAATTTTCTGCCTTTTTTAGAATCACTTATTTTCTTTTTTTGTTCTTCTGTAAGTTTTACTCCGCCCATATTTTCAATGGTTTCTTTTCTTTTCTGAATTGTTTCTTTACTTTGTTTTTTACCAGTTTGAGATTTCCTCATCTTCTCCAATGATTCTTTATTATACATTGGATTATTCTTTTTTAAATACTCACTTTGATTCTTTTTCCAATCTTCACTCTTTCTATGTCCAGTAGCCCCCTCACCACCATCTGATTGATTTCTCAAGATTCCTGTTCCAAGATCTTTTCTGCCCAAAACACTAATCATATAAATTTCATGTCTGAATGCTTCTTCCTCTGTTAGGTTCTCTTTTAAAACAAGAATCCTATCTTCTGAAGGAACTTTGATTACTGTTCCTCTTCTACCTTTGTGATTAACAAACATTCTATTACCATTACCTTTTCCAATGTAGTATGGTGTTCTATCTTCTCTCAGGTATGCATATGTATAAAACATTCACACATTAAACTCTATACTATATATATAAAAGGTTCACTCAGTAATTTTC